ATCCTGTTCTCGGAGATGAGTGATTAAACACTTCTTCCCGTTATAAATAAAGTATTGACCTCACTCGCCGTTAATGAACGATTATGAAGACGGTAATCATCAATTGTTCCGATTAATCCATCACCAACTGGGTCTCTATTAATTAAATTAGAACCAGACGCATTTGTAAACGTTGGATAAGAAGTATTTCCGGTTTGTGGCACATTATTTATATACAATGTCGTATTTGGATTACCAGTACTTTTTATAACAACCGCTATGTGATACAATGTATTTACAGTCATTTGGGTTGTTCCCGTCGAACCCATTTGTCCGTTTATGCTCAAAAAATTTCCAGGGTATAATGAAATATAAAATCTGTTGCCACTTGGGTATCCCAACGCGTCTTGAATTGTTGCTAAAAATGGATAATTACCAGGAAAAAATGTCGGTTTAAACCAAAAAGAAAATGACAAACCAGAAAATCCGGTTCTTGGTATAGACCTATTTATAAGAACTCCATTCAGTCGTGTTCCTGACGTGAGTGTTGACAACTGATTACTAACTATATTTGTAGTTCCTGTCAATACCGCATCAAACACAGGTGTTCCGGTTGCCCAATTTGCTAATGTTGTTCCACTTACATCTACGGAACTAAACTTATAATATAAAACTAAATTAGTTGGATCGATAATGTCGATATAAATCTTTTTATTGGTAAATATATTTGATTGTAAAGACGAAATCATATTCATTATTTATATTTATGGTGTTGTATTATATCATTATATTTTATCTCATCTCAAAAATCGTCTATTTCTCCACCATTTTCAATCCATCGAACTAGCCGAGACGGGTGCATACATTTCATAATCATTTCTTCTCTTATTACGTCCATTCTTTCTTTCAAAAATTTATAATTTAGATTCTTCCTGAATATTGATGGATTTTCACTTATTGCCAACCAATCTATTTTATCCTGATTTTTTTCTAATAAAAGCATTGCTTCGGGATTTCGGCATAAATCACTCCAATATATTTTTTCAGGATTTTTTTCTAATAATTGAATAGCGTTTGGATTTCCTGACAAATAATCCCATTCTATTTTTTCGGGATTTTTTTCTAATAATTGTATCGCATTTGGATTCATAGACAACCAATACCAATTTATTTTTTCGGGATTTTTTTCCAGTATATGTATTGCATTGGGATTTCCTGACAAACGGCACCAATCTATATTCTCGGGGTTTCTTTCTAATAATTGTATCGCATTTGGATTTGAAGATAACCAATACCAATTTATTTTTTCGGGATTTTTTTCCAGTATATGTATTGCGTTGGGATTTCCTGACAAACGGCACCAATCTATTTTTTGGGGATTTTTTTCCAATAGATGTATGGCATTTTTATTCGTTGATAATATACGCCAATCTATTTCTTCACGTCTTTTCTCCAATATATGTATTGCGTTTGGATTGTAATTGATTCTTTTCCAATTTATTTTTTCGAGGTATCTTTCTAATATTTGTATCGCGTTTGGATTTGAAGAAAATATATTCTCCCACAGATAATCTTTATTTATCCAGTCAATAAGTATATAAGAATCGTAAGGCATTATCATTATCTTTCTCTTTAGATAATGATACTAAAATACATCTAAATCATTTTCTAATAGAACTATAACTAAAAGTCATCTATATCTCCACCCATTTCTATCCATCGACTTAATCGTTTCGGATGCATACATTTCATCATGAGTTCTTCTTTTATTATGTTCATTCTTTCCGTCAAATATTTATAATTTATCACGTTCTTGAAAATTGACGGATTTCTACTCAAACTGTTCCAATCTATCTTTTCTTGATTTTTTTCCAATAAATGCAACCCTGCTGAACTATACGACAATCTCCACCAAATTATTTTTTCTTGATTTTTTTCCAATATCGGGATAGAAATATCGTTGTATCTCAATGAAGTCCAATTTATTTTTTCTGGATACTTTTCCAATAATGGTAATGTATTTTTTTTTAGACACAAACATAACCAGTACCAATCTATTTTTTCCGGATTCTTTTCTAGTAAATTAATAGCATTTTTGTCTTGGTACAATGACATCGCATCCCATCTATCTTTTTCGGGACATACTGATTTATTTAAAATTTCATTTATACGGGTTTTTCCTTCTTCTTTTAATATTGCTAAATGTCTCGCATTTGGGTTCAAATATAATTCACACCAATCTGTTTTTTCTTGGTTCTGCTCTAATAAATGTATTGCATTCGGATTCCCTGACAGTTTTTTCCAATCTATTTTTTCTTGATTTTTTTCTAGTAAACGTATAGCATTCGGGTTCGAAGACAACTCTTTCCAATTTATTTTTGATGGATTCTTTTCCAATAAACTAATCGCATTCGGGTTCGAAGACAACTCTTTCCAATTTATTTTTGATGGATTCTTTTCCAATAAACTTATCGCATTTGGATTTGATGATAAACCAAACCACTCTAATTTTGAGTCGTCTATCCAATCCAATAAAACATAAAATTCAGGTGTTTCAGGCATTTTTGTCATTCACTTTATTTGTATACAAACATAATATTTAAGTCATTATTTCATAAAGAATATCTACAATGTCTAAAAGTCATCTATATCTCCACCCATTTCAAGAATTTTTTCCAATCGTTTCGGGTGCATACATTTCATCATTAGTTCTTCTCTTATCATATTCATTCTTTGATACAAATATTTGTAATTGATTTTTTTGATAAATATCGATGGATTCGCACTAAAATAATGCCAATCTATTTTTCTGGAATTCTTTTCCAACAAATGTATCGCATTCGGGTTTTCAGACAAACAACTCCAATTTATCTTTTCCAGATTCTTTTCCAACAAATGTATCGCATTCGGGTTTTCAGACAAACAACTCCAATTTATCTTTTCCAGATTCTTTTCCAACAAATGTATCGCATTTGGATTTGAAGACAATAAACTCCAATTTATCTTTTCGGGATTTCTCTCCAACAAATGTATCGCATTCAGGTTTGAAGACAACAAACACCAATCTATTTTTTCGGGATTCTTTTCCAATAAGTGAATCGCATTTGGATTTTGAGATAACCAATACCAATCTGCTTTTTCTGGATATTTCTCTAACAATGATAATCCGTTTGAATTTCTAGACAGCAGATTCCAATTTATCTTTTCCAGATTCTTTTCCAATAAACTAATCGCATTTGGATTATAAGAAATTTGAACCCAGTCGATTTTTTCTTTGTTTCTTTCCAATATATGTACCGCATTTGGGTTTACGGAAAACCAACTCCAATTTATTTTTGATGGTTTTTTCTTCAGTAAGTGTATCGCGTTTGGGTTTCCCGACAATCTCTCCCACACCAACTTATCTTTGTTTATCCAGTCAAGTAGAACGTAAGATTCAGGTGCCATTGATTGTAATATTAGTTTTTCAATTTTTCTTGAATATTATTGTGATACAAACATAAATCTATAAATTTTAAATCAATTTTTCACACATCATAACAAATTGTATCGAAAAGTATTACGTAAAAAAACACAAAATAATACATCGAAAAGTTAATTACAAAATAACATAATAATAATACCAATTTATCTAATACAACAATAACATCAAGCAAGATTCATTTCATTTTGTGTGATACATCTAAAAATCATCTATTTCTCCACCCATTTCGAGCCATCTTTCCAATCGTTTCGGGTGCATACATTTCATCATCAGCTCTTCTCTAATTATATTCATTCTCGCTGTCAAGAACTTGTAATTAATGGTTTTCTTGAATATCGATGGATTGTACGACAACCAGTCCCAATAAATTTTTCCCTGATTTTTCTCAAGCAGACGAATTGCTTTTGGATTTGAAGACAGGAAACCCCAGAACAATTTTTCATTCAATCCTTTATTTAACAGTTGAGAAACATTTGGGTTTGACGATAACAACGTCCAATCTATTTTATCAGGATTTTTCTTTAATAGATGAATCGCGTTTGGATTCGACGATAATTCTGACCAATCTATTTTATAAATATTTTTCTCTAACAATTGGATCGCATTTGGATTTCTTGACAACAAACGCCAATTCATCTTTTTCTCTTGTTTTTCTAACTGTTGTAACGCATCTAAGCCACCATACATGTAAATCAAATTTATTTTATCGATTCTTTTTGCGAGAAGATGTATAGCATTTCGATTTACAGACAATTCAGCACGATTTATTTTTAGGGGGTTCTTCTTCAACAGGTGTATCGCATTTGGGTTTGAAGACAGCGTTTTCCAACTTATTCTTGACGGGTTTTTTTCCAACAAGTGCATCGCATTAGGATTCGACGAGAGTTTTTTCCAATTGATTTTTTTATAGTTTTTTTCCAACAGATTTACCGCATTAGGATTCGACGAGAGATTTTTCCAATCCAATTTCGCTGGGTCAATCCACTCACGGAGAGTGTAAGTGAAGGGGGCGGATTCTGGAATGTTTGTCATTTTTACGTGTTAGTTTGTGTTTGATTTGTAGTGTTGATTTCGATACAAACGAAAATCGAAATCAATTTTTTCTGAAATCTCTTGAAAAGTTATATCTATGTTAAATTGTGATACAGTATGCCATATTTAACAAAATAACATAATTTGTATCGAAAGATTATTAATTGAAACGGAAAATATAACAGAACATTTTTATCTTTCGAATACTTGTTCTTCTCTATCACCACAAAAGCACATACATCTATATCCATCTCCATATTCTTCGTCTAACTCTTCTTGTCTTTCCAAATCTCGTTCTTGGTCTTCTTGTTCTCTTCTATCCTGTTCTCGTTCTTCTTCGATTTCATCTTGTATTTTTAAATCCAATTCAAGGTCTTCTTGTTCTCTTCGAACCTGTTCTTCATTTACATTATTCTCATTTTCCATTTCTATTATATGATACAAAATTATTTTTATATCATTTTATGCTATAATTTGACACAATTATACGATTTGTATCGAAAAAGTAATCTTTGAACAAAAAATTGATTCACTTTTTAGAAAATTATATATACACAACACAACTACTACAACATATAACATATACAGAATGAGTTGTTTATCTAAAGACAAAGACGATAATTCGTGTATACATGGGGCGATTGGTGATACTAAATTCTGTAAATTTCATCAGTATATGAAAGATTATACTGATGATATGCTTACTAAATTGACAAAATGCAGTGGTTGCAGAAAATTGTATTATCTTGACGGTGATACTAAATCTTGCGATAAGTGCAAGGCACGCTCCATCAATAAAAACACTTCAGTAAAACAAAATGCTGTCCCATGTTCTAAAGATGGTTGTAAAAATAAGAGAAGTGTTGAAAATATATACTGTAACTCTCATCAATTACAATTATTTATTGATGAAACTAAATTGGCTGGTAAAAAACTCTGTTATAATCACAAACGTGGATGCAGAACACAATTAGATGAATCTTATACCAAATCACGATGTGAACCTTGTCTTGTCGTCGAGAGAGAAAAAGATAAGATGAGACGGTGTGGTAATTGCACTCCAACTAATACTGTTGTAACAGAAAAAGTTGAAGATACAAAAATTGAAAATAAAAAAATTGAAGAACCTATTGAAAATAATGAAAATAAAAAAAGACCTATTGAAGATACAAAAATTGAAGAACCTATTGAAAATAAAAAAAGACCTATTGAAGATACAAAAATTGAAGAACCTATTGAAGATACAAAAATTGAAGAACCTATTGAAGATACAAAAATTGAAGAACCTATTGAAGATGTAAATACTGCTGTTGTGATACAAAAACCTAAATTCCAAAAAAAAACTCCAGAACAACTTAAAGAAGATAGACGGATAAGAAAACAAAAACAAAGAGAGACATTGAAAGTTAAACTTGGCGTTGAAGAATACAATAAATTACGGGCTAAAGAAATTGCTACTAACAGAGACACTAAAAAAAATAACAAACCATAAAACCAGAAATATTTACATCATATTGTATATTTGTATTTTTTATTTTTTAATTATCTAAAAATCATCTATGTCTCCACCCATTTCGAGAAACCTTTCTAATCGGGACGGGTGCATACACTTCATCATCAACTCTTCTCTTATCATATCCATTCTTTTTTTCAAAAATTCGTAATTGACAACTTTCCTGAATATTGATGGATTTGAACTCAAACTACACCAATTTATTTTTTCTTGATTTTTCTCCAATAAATGGATTGCGTTTATGTTTGACGAAAGCCATTCCCAATCTATTTTTTCTGGGTGCTTTTCTAATAATTTTAACCCATTGTCATTGAGATGTAGAGTAATCCACTCAATCTTTTCAGGATTTCTCTCCAATAAATGTATCGCATTTGGATTTCCCGACAACAGTTCCCAGTAAATTTTTTCAGGATTTCTCTCCAATAAATGTATCGCATTCGGGTTTTCTGCCACCCCCCCCCAACTTAATTTCTCCAGATTATTCTCAAACAAATGAATTGCGTTTATGTTTGACGAAAGCCATTCCCAATCTATTTTTTCTGGATTTTTCTCAAGTAAATGGATTGCGTTCGGGTTTCGAGATAGCCACCGCCATTCTATTTTCTTAGGATATTTTTCCAACAATTGTATCGCATTTGGATTTGCTGACAGTTCTTCCCATTCTATTTTCTCAGGATATTTTTCCAACAATTGTATCGCATTTGGATTTGCTGACAGTTCTTCCCAGTCAATTTTTCTTATTTTTTTTTCCAGTAATTGTATCGCATTTGGATTTGCAGACAATATGTTCCAGTCAATTTTTCTTGGTTTTTTCTCTAATATTTGTGTTGCATTTGGATTTCCCGACAACAATTCCCAGTGTATTCTTTCAAGATTTTTCTCCAATAAATGTATCGCATTTGGATTACGTGACAATCCTCTCCAATTTAATTTATCAATATCAATCCAGTCAAGAAGTTTGTAAATGGATACCGATTCAGGAGTCATTGTGGTGGTCATTGTTAATATGGATTGTAAATAAAACATAAATCAAATCAATTTTTTCATTCTACATAAAAATGCGGATTTATTTACTTAATTGTCGTGGACTTTTAATTTACTACCAATGCTCTTATATGAATAACTGTTGTACACAATATCTTTATTCAAACATTTTTCTATAGTTTTGTCGCTTATTTTCAGTCCTCTTATACAATCATATTTACAACCGAATTCTTGTGTCATAATTCCATTAGTATCAAATTGTCCGACACCATCTTTATATAATAATGGTTTACCATATTTTTCCACGAACTTTTCTTTTAGTTCATCTTCACAACTGTCATACAGTAAATAATAATTACCATTCGATAATGTAAAATTCTTTACGCATGTGTCTAATCCAGATAGAGATTTATAACCATTAAAACTACTTGCATTTTTCCTGTCTAAATATACATTCAAAATTTCGGTTTTTTCTTTATTCAATTTCGCAATATAACCAATATTTTGTGTTCTTGTTTCTTTTGTCTTTTCAATTGATACAAGAACACTTGCGTCTTGGTCACGGGGAACAAATTTCCATCTAAAACCATTGTAAACCGTACATTCCTCTTCGGCTTTATTCAACGATGGTCTTTTTATGTTTATGTTTTCATTCATACATTCAGATACGGTTTCATATACTCTTATTAATTGTAGCGTTTCGGGGTTTATCTTCTGTAATCTTGGTCCAAGCGTTACGAGTGGCGTATTAAAACCGGTGGTTAATTTCGGGGCAGGGGTGTCATTGTCCAACTTTTTCAAAATTTCCCTATTAGAATCTTCCAACTTGTCTATTTTATCTAACAATAGTTTGTTGTTACTTACAAGTTGTTGTATTATTGTTTTTAAATCAGAACTATTAATTTCGGTGATTAGTTTCAAAGAATCATATTCTATTCTCATTTTTTCTAACTCATTATCATTATGTTCGAAATGATTTATATTTACCTTTATCACATTCATTAATGTAGAATAAGTTAGATTCTTTCCAATTAAAAACAATTCTCTTTCTGACAAATGCCCTTTTAAGTCAGTAACTCTATTGCACCTAATATCTTCATGATTATGCAGAAAATTTTCAAAATCCTTGCATCTGTTCACACCAAAACAATCTAATAATAGTACTTCTTCGTAGTTTGTTTTATGCTCGGCGAATCTATCTACTATACCACGACGACTTTCTCCTATTTTTACAATATATTCACCATTTATAAACGATTTTACTTTGATAATATATACCAGTGAAATCGTTTTATTACTATATTCAGTAAGTAGAATATTCTGTTTTTCGAGTTCCTTTTCTTTGAGTAATTTAGTATACTCCAGCTTGTTTTTATTTTGAATATCCAGTATTTCATTTCCTTTCTGTTCTAATTGCGTTTTTAGTTCATTTGACTCTTCTTGTATCACTTCCTGAAGTAAAAATTCCAATTTTACAAAATACTCGTGAATTTCATCAGCTTTCGATGTTCCTGCTTTGATGCAGAACAACTTGAATGTTTTTACATTCAACATAATTTGCTCTTTATTACAACCACCCCGTCCGCTTTTGGTTTGTTCTTGCGAACGGCAAAGCATAACTTTATAATCCCTATCAACCACAAAATTTCGCTCAAGTAATTCCTTTGCTCTAATTTTTTGACTAAATCCCAACCATTTCCAGATATTATCTAAATCAATTACAAAATCGCTTGTTTGATTGTAATTTAAGAAACAGTAAAACGATGAAAGAAACAATTTTTGCTGTGTTTCGGTAAAATTTTCTTGTATTCTCGTAATGAACTTATTATTGTATGTTCCGGAAAGCTTTGTAATCGGGTTAGTTTCTATTAAGTCAACTATATTAAGCGTTGTCATTGTATGTAAATATTGTTATAAATTCTTTATATTGTTTTCTACTATCAATAGCGAAACCAAACGGCGATATTTTGACGTAGAAGAACATTTTTGCTTTCTCTGGTGAGCGAGGAGATATTTGTTATTAGTTGAAAAATTACTGTTCTTGTTTACACGTTCTCATCAATTATTCATCATATTTTTAACCTGTCGTTCCCATGGACGGGTTATTATCATTTTTGCCTTATCTGAACCGAAAGCAGGAGCACGTTAGAGAATCTTGCTCCACCCGTCAGAGGTGCAAGACATATAATTTGTTGGTCTCACTATTTGTTGGTCCCACTATTTGTTGGTCTCACTATTTGTTGGTCTCATTAAAAGTATGAATTGATTAATTCACATTTTTATAGGTATTAATATATATTTTTTATCGTTTTAATATGATATGAGTAATATTGTAGATAATACAATACAACCCATACCAAGCATAGCGTCGAGGACGTTCCTCAATTTGAGTAGGCCACGCCAGCCATTCCCGACATTACGCGCAATACGTTATAATTGACGGCATATACTCTCACCTTTGCGGTGGCAGTTCCGGCGACCGTTCCAGATGACAGCACAAGCTGTAAGACAGCATTGTCAATTCTGGAGAAGTTGCAACTGCCGGAGGGCTGATGTTCCTCAGGTTTTAGTGAGAAAGAATATACGTTGATGCCAGTATCAGGTGCGCGTGTGTGGTGCTGGAATGGCTGAACGACGTCGAAGTAAGAACCCTCTCTCTCGGAGAATCTGTCCTGACCGTTGAGCTGAAGCTTGGCGGTGACAACAGGGTTCTCGCCCCAACAATGCATGTCGAGTGCGGTCTCTGCGAGAACGAATGTTCCAGCGTCGGAGACATATGAGCCGTTTGCTGCCTTGCCGTCCTGTGGGCCGAATGGAAGGTCTGGACTGGCACCGCTGGATGTAAAAGCCCAGTTTCCTGATGATGGGAGGACTCCAGTGTTGTCGGTGGCTCCAGCCATCTGGAAGAGACCGTTGGAGGTGATGAATGCGTTGGAACCACTCGTCTCTGCTGGTCCGCCGAAAGCGTGGATTGCGTTGGGAAGAGCATCAATGGCATCTGTGTAGTTGAAGGGTTGAGCTCCAAGAGTGCGGAAGAGCGTCTGGGCAGCATCCAGAGAAGAGCAATAATCTACGTTCGCATCTGGCTGCACAACCCAGATGAGTTCCTTGCAGGGATGGTTGAAGTTTAGCTTCAGCTTGTTCGACGATGAACCAACACTCTCATCACCCGTAAATTGGATTTGCTCGATGAGATATTCGTGCGGGTTCTGTGCGACCTTTCGGCGTTCATCTGAGTCAAGGAAGATATAATCAACATAGAGAGACGCCGCTACAAGTGACTGCTGGTAAGCGATTGGGACTGACTGGATACCAGATGTGGCACCAAGCGATGATACAGCCCAAAGACACTCGCCAAGAGGACGAAGATCGAGGTTAATCTTGACCTCGTGGTATTGGAGAGCAATAAGAGGAAGAGAAAGTCCGGGGTTCTTGGAGAACCAGAACTGGAGAGGAATGTAAAGCGTCGTCTCTGGGAGAGCATTACGAGGGGCGCACACCTGTGATGGACCAGTGGCGGAAGAGCATGGGCCAGACACCTCGGCGAAGAGAGGGTCGGTGATGTAGGTAAGCTGGGTCGTGTTACCAATCATCTTGAAATAACCTCTCTGCTGCTCTGATGAGAGTGTAAGCTGGTTCCAGATGTGCATCCAGTCACCGTATTGACGGTCAATTCTCTGGCCTCCAATCTCGACCTCTACCTGTGCGATGAGCTGCTCACCGATGTAGTCCAACCAACGAGCATAGACACCCTGTCCTGTCTGGGTCTTCATACTCTGGTTAATCTCTGGGAGAGTCACCTGAAGGTATGTGCGATAAGCCAAATCACCATTTCTGCTGATTGTGCATGTCACTCGGCGACCGAAATCTGCCTGTCCAGAGAATGTCTGTTCGATACTCTCCATCGCAAAGTTAGTGTGGCGACGATAAGAGATCTTCCAGTACGTAATCTCTGGGGTTCCTGTCAAAAATACATCTTGAGCTCCGTAAGCAACCAATTGAAGTAATGCACCAGCCATTTATTTAGTTATATATCTTACATAGATTATAATTTTTGGGAATTGTTCCTAAATAAAACTATTTATATTTTTGTATCGATACAAATGTTTATTAATAATAACCTTGAATAAAAAGAACTACTGCGAGTGAGATGTAGAAAAATAGTTCTGGAGTCATTAAACTATATAATTGTTATAGTTTATAAATATCATACATTATAACGAATTTTTACGCTAAAGATATTAATAGTATGGGTGAATGGGAATGTAAAAATATGACATCAACATGCAGGAGCTACCGCAACCGCAGTATCAAGATTTAATATGGAGAAATTCCTTCACCACTTTGGGTTAATGATAAATCTTGCTTTGCAACTTAGCAGAATCGCTAAATTGTTTGCTCACCAGAGAAAACAATTCAATCCGTCTATTTAGACGTCTTCAATTTACCACAGATACTCACGAGTATTCATTTATATATTGTATTGAATACTAAAAAATGGTATAAAGAAATAATAACCATATATGTATCAATGGCATCTCTTGATATTGTAGAACTGATTGAGAATAATCCTATTACACGATTGAGCGGAACATACAATAGCAAATTACTTAACAAAATCAAGGAAAGATTCAATGAAACAGAACAGCAACTATTTGTTGCGTCATTTTATTGTTTTCTAAATTACCAAAGAAACGATTATGTAATCGATTTGGACAACATATGGGAATGGTTGGGTTTTAATCAAAAATCCGCTGCTAAAAGAGTGTTGGAACGACATTTTATAGTAGACAAAGATTATATAACGTCATTCTCCCGATCGGGTGAATGCCCTCGTAAAGGGAGTAACGGTAATGTTAAGGAAATAATAATGATGAATGTAAAAACGTTCAAACTATTTTGTCTTAAATCAAGCACAACTAAAGCAGACCAAATACACGAATACTATATAACATTGGAAGAAACGTTACAAGATGTTATTCAAGAAGAAACAACAGAATTAAAAAAACAATTAGAAATTAGGGACAACGAGTTTGTTGAATATAAAAAGTTTTTAAAAGAAAAGGGTCTTGAGAAAGAAAGAAGATTGGTGAGTGATTTTCATTTAAAGAATGTTGTATATGTATTTTTGATACAAAACATAGGAGACGCTCTTGTCGTAAAAATTGGTGCAACACAATCAATCAAGGAGCGTAAATCAAATTTATCGAATTCTTTCACAACAGAAATACTACTAATTGATGTAATTCAATCTGATAATTATGTAAAGTTCGAAAAGTTCTTACATAATAATGATTTCATAAAAAAATTCAATTATCCTGTAGAAATGAAGAATGGAAATAAGTCGTCAGAAACCTATCTTGTAGATAAAAAGCAATACGAGGAATTCGTAAAAATTATGCAAGAGAACAAAAAAAATTTCCAGAATACGGATATTGAAAGAGATGAAAGGGCTATAAAATTAGAGGAAACCGCTCAAAAAACAGAAGCAATTAAACTTGAAGGACTTAAAATTCAACAGGAGAATTTGTTGCTACAAAATCAAAATTTGCTCATTAATTTAGAACTTCAAAAACAAGGTGTTCGTATTGAACCAGTAATTATACCAGAAATTGAGGAAAATAATGAGATTGAAGTAGAACAAGTCCCCCCAATTTTAGGCAATATTACTACTTGTAATTTTAGTATGGTAAAACGAGATACAGGAAGACGGTCTCCAAAAGTTTATCAATACAACATAGAAGATTTAACAAATCCTATAAAAATTTTTGATAGTCCAATAGATGTAGAAAGATCGTTTGATGGTAATACTATAACACCGGCAGCATTGAAATGTGCGGCTGAGAATAATACGATTTACAAGGATTTTAGATGGTATTTTGTAAGACACGATGAGACGGTTCCAGATACTATTCCAGATACAGTCGCTACAAGACAATTGGCGGGTTTTCAATTGTTGGCGATGATAGATATAACAAAAACTAAAATAATGAAAGTTTATGCTTCTCAAAAAGAAGCGATTGATGCAAGAATGATGAAGTGTAATAGTTTCTCACGTGCTATACAACAGGAATCAATTTCAAGTGGTCATTACTGGAAGTATTACAAGGATTGTAGTGAAGAAATGAAAAATGAATATCTATCAAGAGATACACTACCCGAAAAGATTGTCAGTAAATCAGCAAAATCCGTCGATCAGATTGACCCAAGAACAAGAAATATCATAAAGACATATGGTTCGAATAGAGAAGTAGCAAAAGATTTTCAAATGTCTATCACGTCTCTAAAAAAAGCATCGGCATCAGGTGAAATAAAGAATGGTTATATTTGGAGAATCAATGGATAGAGCAACAGATAAAAAGTAAGAAAAAAAGAATTGTAATAAAGAAGTATTTTTATTACAATAAAGTCCATATTATTAGTTTTTTGTATCAAAATATAATATAATACATAATAACACATATCATGTCTTCAGGTTCTTTAGAACTAAAAAAGTTTGATATGAAAAGTATTGTTTTTGACGCCAAAGATATAGAAGGAGCGAAAGGTCCAGTAATTGTAATGATTGGTAGAAGAGATACAGGTAAGAGTGTTCTTGTAAAAGACCTTCTTTTTTTTCATCAGGATATACCCATTGGGGCTGTTATATCAGGAACTGAAGCCAGTAACGGATTTTATTCTGAACTTGTTCCTAAACTTTTCATTCACGATGAATATAATTCTGTTATTATCGAAAATATCTTAAGAAGACAAAAAGTCGTTCTTAAGCAAATGAAGAAAGAACAGGAAACATTCAAAAAATCTTCCATCGACCCACGCACTTTTGTTATTCTTGATGATTGTCTTTATGACGATAAATGGACTCGTGATAAACTTATGCGACTCCTCTTTATGAACGGCCGTCACTGGAAGATAATGTTGATCATAACAATGCAGTACCCGCTTGGAATACCCCCTAATTTAAGGACAAATATCGATTATGTTTTCATATTAAGGGAAAATATAGGGGGAAATCGCAAACGCATTTATACGAATTATGCCTCGATGTTTCCGACTTTTGAGGCGTTTTGTTCGGTTTTAGACAGTTGTACGGAGAATTATGAGTGCCTCGTTATTAATAATAACAGCAAATCTAACCGATTACAAGACCAAATCTTCTGGTATAAGGCCGAAAAGCGTCCAAATTTCAAAATGGGAGCAAAACAGTTCTGGGAATTGTCGAAAAACCTCGGTTCTGATGATGAAGAAGAATATGACCCTAATAAATTCAAGAAGAAGGGCTCACAAATCACTGTAAAAAAGACGCAATGGTAAATAAAAATGGTTTCTCGTTATTTTTGGTATATAATGTTCAATCTGCCAGTCGCAAGAACGAATACTATGTCACGCCCTTCTATAAGGTGTGAGACACTATTTCACTCCTTATGGGAAGTCGTATCATTTGACCAATATAATTGCTATTAATCAAAAATGAACAAATTCAGTTACATACTGAAAAAGGGTGTAAGACAGTATCTAACACCTTCTTAAATTGTTAATAAATTAGGCAAAAATGTGCCTAATTTGCCTAATTTATACGAAGTCGTAAAAAATTGATTTGAAAATATTATTTTTATGAAGGTGATAAAGACATTGTATCACACCTATATTTGACATTTGACATTTGATAAAAATGGATATTGTAAAAGCGTTTAATGATAATAATATGCACACACCAATTACAATTTGTGGTACGGAAAATGACCCATTGTTTCGCACAAGTGATATTGGTGCTGTGTTAGGATTAAGTAATATACACTCCACTATAAAGGATTTTGATAGTTCAGAACGCATTACGATTAGCATGAACACACAAGGCGGGGAGCAATCAGTGTCATTCTTAACAGAAATGGGATTGTATAATATACTATTCATTTCCAGAAAACCGATTGCTAAAGTATTCAAAAAGTGGGTGTGTGAAGTCATTAAGGAAATACGCATAAATGGCAGTTATGTTCTACAGGGAAAGGTTAAAGAATTGGAAACGAAAAACCAAGAATTAAAAGATGATTTAGAAAAAACGCAAAATGAACAAGAATTAAATAAAATCGCAAATTCAACAATACCGTATATATACATCTATAATGTGGATACGACAATTGTCGCACCCGCAATTCCAAAGTTGAAAATCGGTTATTCAATGTGTCTACAAAGACGAGCAAAACCGTTTAATATTATTTGTCCTAATGGTAAGATTGTATTCAGTCAAGAAGTGAAATATTTGAATGATATTGCCGACCCTGTCATAAAAGAAAAAGAATTACGAAAATTAGAAACGAGCGTCCACTCAAAATTAAGTCATTTGTTTCACGCTGATAAAGAGGTGTTTCAAGTAGAAATTGAAGAAGCAAAGTTTTGTATCGTAAATGAGTATAATAGTTTTAAGTTATTTATGAATCCTAATAAATTGGATAGACAATTAAAATTGAAAAAAATGTATGAATTCTCAAATAGCATTATAAACGATGAACCCGAAAATAGAGTTTCAATGAGTGATTCATCAGCACAAACCGAAATAAAAATGTTAGGACAGGTGTCATTAGCAACATTCGAAGATGTAGAACCAGTATTATTGACGAGAATCAGGGACTTCGTTGATTCACATTGTTTAGTAAGAGGAAACTTTCAAGTATTTCCAAAAGATGGTGAAGTGTCAGAGCAGTTGCCATTAACAAATTTTGATGATATAGACCCGATATTACTGAAGAGTTTTAGGGACTTCATCGGTTCACATTGTATAGTAAGGGGCGATGTTGAAGTATTACCAAAAGATATATTAGGGGCGTATAAGATACACACACAAAAAGCAAAAAGAAAAGTATCATCTGCGTTTACTGATTTTCTGGATAGAAGTTACAAATACAAGAAATTACATTTTCAAGACAAAGACCAAAAATTATACGGATATATGGGAATAAAACTCAAAGATGTCAAATATAATAAACAATATCTGGTGAGCCACGATGAAGAAACCTTTATATTCGCAAGATGTGTATTTGGTCCTGGATTGACGAAACATTTCAATGAACTATTTACAGAGTATCAAAACTGGAAAAGAAATATGAACAAACCCGAAGAAATTGATGATGAGAAAAACTTGAAGAAATATTTGAAAGATTGTCCGTATTTATTAGCCGAGACGGTTTGGGCAAATGTAGGCACAGGTCAGGGATATTATGGATTGGCATTTCCAAGTGATATTTCACATCATAGAACATCTTCTACTGGTTGTGTAATAGAGCGTTGTGATATGGAGGGCGGTGTATTGGACATCCACGAATCAATTGCGAAAGCCGCCGTAATGCAGTTAAGTGAATTAAAGATTGATATGAGTACATCAAAATTGAGTCGTTCAATAAAAAACAAAAAAGAAATCGTAGGTCCTTCAGGAAGTTATTATTTCCGTAAGAAAGTGTAAAATATTAAAACCATAAAAATTAATATAGTAGTCATTATTTTTTTCATATTTTGATACAAATATCACATCATTTGTATCAAATAAAGACAATAAATAACAAATCATAAAAAATTGATTAAGAAATGATACTCGTATCGATACAACACACAGTATTATTAAGAATGGAACAAGGTTTTATGAATTTCGTAAATGACCGTTGCATCGTTCGTGGTGATGTCCGTGTGTCCGTAAAAGACATAGAAGGAGCGTTCAAGATTTACTCACGGGTTACAAATGAAGATGTCATACAGTCGTTGTTGTTATTTTTGGAAAGACGTTATGATAAAGGGTTGATGATAGAATACGAAACCGGAAAACCTGTTTATGCTATTATCGGTATTAAATTAAGATACGTTTTAATCGAAAATCTGTATTATCCGGACGAAGAAGACGAAGCTTTCGTTAATATGTGTTGTGATTATTCTCCGAGAAGGAAGGTCATTTTTGAAGTCATATTAGACGAATATCTGGTCTGGAGAAAAAGAAACGGAATGGGGGTCGATAGAGAACTGCACCGTCGTGAATTGAAATATTATTTAGATAACCGAGAGCAGTACATAGTACCTGATTATATTGATGATTATAGAGGTGAAGAAGGAGAAGGATATCACGGGATTGGACTAAAAAGTCAAGGTGCGATGACAAAAATACGTCGTAAAAATGAAATCGAAAAGTGTGATTTACATGGAAATATATTAGTCACTCATTATGATTTGTTTGATGCCGTGGCTAATTATACAGAAGGAACTATTTCTAAAAAAGAGATGAGTAAGATGATACGAGATAGAACGACAATAGACGGAACACACGGAGAATACTTTTATCGTAAGAAAGTGTATCATATTTAACGTAAATCATAAATAAACCATAAAAATTAGATAGTAGTCATTATTTTTTTATTATTTTGACACAATTATCGCTTCAATTTTATCCACAGGGCGGATAAAGTTAAGGTTTCCGCTACGCGGAAACACTTCAATTTTATCAAAAATTAAAAATGTCATAAAAAAATGATTGAGAATATCTTTTGTATCAAATAGAACACAAATAAAATAAAGAATGGAACAACAATGCGAATCAAATGTTTGGACGTATGAATTATTGGATTGGTTAAATGAAGAAAAAATAGATTGGAATGGATTGTCAATGAATCCAAATGCGGTCCAAATGTTGGAAAAAAATCAGGATAAAATAGATTGGTATGGATTATCATGTAATCCAAATGCGATAAAATTATTAGAAAAAAATCAGGATAAAATAGATTGGTGTGGATTATCAAGTAATACAAATGCGATTCATTTATTAGAGCAGAATCTTGAAAAGATAAATTGGAATGTTTTGTCTACAAACCCGAATGCGATTCATTTATTGGAAAAAAATCCAGAAAAAATAATCTGGCATTCCTTGACAGAAAATCCAAATGCGATACATATATTAGAAAAAAATCCCGAAAAAATAGATTGGGATTACTTGTCATTCAATCCAAATGCGATACATTTATTAGAAAAAAATCCAGAAAAAATAGATTGGGTTTATTTGTCTGGAAACCCGAATACGATACATTTATTAGAGCAGAATCCCGAAAAAATAGATTGGGTTTATTTGTCAGAAAATCCAAATGCGATTCATTTATTAGAAAAATATCGAGAAAAAATAGATTGGTTATGGGTTGCAAAAAATCCAAATGCGATTCATTTGATAGAAAAATATAGAAATAGAGTAAGTCGGATATATCTGTATTACAATCCGTCAATATTCAAGAAAAAAATGAATTACAAGTATTTGTATCAAAGAATGAATGTGATAAGAGAAGAACTGATGATGAAGTGTATGCATCCGAAACGATTGGAGAGATTTTTAGAAATAGGTGGAGACATAGATGATTTTTAGAATAAAACCGCAATACAAATAAGAACAAGAAAATTAGATAGTAGTCATTATTTTTTTATTATTTTGACGCAATTATCGCTTCAATTTCCACAGGGCGGATAAAGTTAAGGTTTCCGCTACGCGGAAACACTTCAATTTTATCAAAAAATAATACATCATAAAAATTGATTGAGAATATCTTTTGTATCGAATAGAACACAAATAAAATTAAGAATGGAACAAGACATGACCTGTGAATCAAATATGTGGGTGTATGAATTATTGGATTGGATAAATAAAGAAGAGATAGATTGGAGACCGTTGTCACGAAATCTAAATGCGATACATTTATTAGAAAGGAATCCTGAAAAAATAGATTGGTGTGAATTGTCATTAAATCCAAATGCAATACATTTATTAGAAAGGAATCCTGAAAAAATAAATTGGCGTTATTTGTCATCAAATCCGACCGCAATACATTTATTGGAGAAAAATCCCGAAAAAATAAATTGGCGTTATTTGTCTCTAAATCCAAATGCGACACACTTACTGGAAAAAAATAAAGAAAAAATAGATTGGGGTTACGTGTCAGAAAATCCCAATGCGATAGATTTATTGGAAAAGAATCCAGAAAAAATAGATTGGTTTTGGTTGTCGAGAAATCCAAATGCGATAGAACTATTGGAAAAAAATCCCGAAGAAATAGATTGGTTTTGGTTGTCGAGAAATCCAAATGCAATGCACTTATTGGAAAAAAATCCCGAAAAAATAGATTGGTGTGAATTGTCATTAAATCCAAATGCAATACATTTATTGGAAAAAAATCCCGAAAAAATAAATTGGTGTGAATTGTCATTAAATCCAAATGCAATACATTTATTGGAAAAAAATCCCGAAAAAATAAATTGGCGTGAATTGTCATTAAATCCAAATGCAATACATTTATTTAAAAATGACCCAGAAAAAATACGTTGGGATATTCTGTGTCATAATCCGTCAATTTTCAAGAAAACAATTAATTATGAGTATTTGTATCAAAGAATGAATATCATTAGAGAAGAATTATTGATGAGGTGTATGCACCCGTCCCGATTGGAACGTTGGATAGAAATGGGAGGTGATATTGATGATTTCTAAAAAAACATCAAATAAAAATAATTATGTGGTAATATTTTTTTGGATACAATTATCATTTCATTTTGTATCAAATTATATGAATGTATAATATGAAAAAACTTTTCCAGAGATTCCAGAAAAAATTGATTGAGATTTTCGTTTCAGACAGTATCAACAACACAAACAAACAAACAAACACAATATAAAACAAATAAAGTTAAAAGAATGGAACAACAATGCGAATCGAAGGTTTGGGCGTATGAATTATTGGATTGGATAAATGAAGACGTCCTATGTTGGTCTGGATTGTCATCAAATCCAAATGCGATAGATTTATTGGAAAAAAACCCCGAAAAAATATGTTGGGACGAATTGTCAGGTAATCCAAATGCGATAGATTTATTGAGAAAAAATCCCGAAAATATAGATTGGTGTGAATTGTCATTAAATCCAAATGCTATAGATTTATTGGAAAAAAATCCCGAAAAAATAAATTGGATGATGTTATCTGGAAATCCAAATGCTATAGATTTATTGGAAAAAAATCCCGAAAAAATAAATTGGATGATGTTATCTGGAAATCCAAATGCGATAGATTTATTGGAAAAAAACCCCGAGAAAATAGATTGGGATTATTTGACGATAAATCCAAATGCTATAGATTTATTGGAAAAGAATCCCGAAAAAATAGATTGGGATCTGTTGTCTCGAAATCCAAATGCGATAGATTTATTAGAAAAGAATCAAGAAAAAATAAATTGGAATTATTTGACGCTAAATCAAAATGCGATAGATTTATTAGAAAGGAATCCCGAAAATATAGATTGGGGTTTGTTATCTCAAAATCCAAACGCGATGCATTTATTGGAAAAAAATCCCGAAAAAATAAATTGGATTTATTTATCAGGAAATCCAAGTGCAATATTCTTATTGGAGAAAAATCAAGAACAAATAAATTGGCGTTATTTGTCTTCGAACCCGAATGCGACACATTTATTAGAACAGAATCCAGAAAAAATAAGTGGTGACATGTTGTCTACAAATCCGTCAATCTTCAAGAAAATAATAAATTATAAGTTTTTGTATCAAAGAATGAATATAATAAGAGAGGAACTGATGATGAGATGTATGCATCCGTCCCGATTGGAACGTTGGATTGAAATGGGAGGTGATATAGATGATTTCTAATTTTCAGCGTTCGCTGGAAATTAAAGGTTTCCGCAACTTTAGGTTGCGGAATCTCTTCTAAACATAAAAAAAAATAAAAATTAGTATAGTATTGTGGTGTATAATTATCGTGTAAATAGTATCAAATCTTACAAATGTCATAAAAATTGAATGAAAATATCTTTTGAATCAAATACAACACAAATAAAAATAAAAAATCATAGAACATAGAACATAAAACAAATAAAATCATAAAAATTAGTATAGCATTTTTTTCACGGTTATTACGGAATTGGACTAAAAAGTCAAAGTGCGATAAAAATTAGCATAGTCATTTTTTTTCCATTTTGCGATGAATACACATATCCGTTATGTCTAAATGGTCTTCTGGTGCAACAGTTGGAATAATAGAGATTAAATATCTGCATAATAATCTAATCTCTTTTGGTGTCGAGTCCGTTACAAAAACCCTACTAAATACTTATAAATGCTTACAGCATTTATAAACGTTTCTACGGAACTACTCATTTCACGTTTATAAATAAACTTTCAATTTTTTTTCTGATATTTTGATACAATGCTTGTAATATTTGAAGTGTTTCCGCATAGCGGAAACCTTAAGGTCTCGGCTTACAGCCGAGCCCTTGTATCAACATACACAAGAAGTAAAAATAAAATACAATGTACGGTTTTGGAGATTATACGGATTTATATCATATATCATATAAGAATATCTTTTGTATCAATATAATAATGGAACAAGACATGAACTGTGAATCAAAAATTTGGACGTATGAATTATTGGATTGGATAAATGAAGAAAAAATATCTTGGTGTGGATTGTCAAGAAATCCAAATGCGATTCATCTATTAGAAGAAAACAAAGAGAACATAAGTTGGTATTTTTTGTCGGAAAATAAAAATGCGTTACATTTACTAGAAAAAAATCAAAAAAATATAATTTGGTCTTCTTTTTCAGGAAATAAAAATGCTTTACATTTATTACAGAAGAATCCCGAAAAAATAGATTGGAATATTTTGTCAGGGAATCCAAATGCGATTGATTTATTAGAAAAAAACCCCGAAAAAATATACTGGAGTTATTTGTCGTTTAATCCAAATGCAATAAGTTTATTGGAGAAGAATCCTGAAGGTATAAATTGGTTTTGGTTGTCAGAGAATCCAAGTGCGATACATTTATTAGAAAAAAACCCCGAAAAAATATCTTGGTGTGGATTATCAAGAAATAAAAATGCGATACACTTATTAGAAAAGAATCCTGAACGGATACAATGGAACTGGTTGTCATTGAATCCAAATGCGATGGATTTATTAGAAAAGAATCGTGAAAAAATTCATTGGAGAATGTTGTTTACGAATCCATCAATATTCACAAAAAAGATAAATTATGAGTATTTGTATCAAAGAATGAATGTGATAAGAGAAGAAATGATGATGAAGTGTATGCACCCGTCCCGATTGGAACGATGGATTGAAATGGGTGGAGACGTAGATGATTTTTGATAGATAAATGAATGAAAAGTATGCGTTTTTCATCATTTTTTTCATAATGCAAAAAAAATTGATTCAGAATATATCTTTTGTATCGAATAGAACACAAAACAAAACAAAGTAAAACATAACAAAACAAAACACGAAACAAAATCAAGAATGGAATACTGCGGTTCAAAAGTTTGGACGTTCGAATTATTGGATTGGATAAATATCGAAAAAATAGATTGGAGAGAATTATCAGACAATCAAAATGCGATACATCTATTAGAAGAAAACAAGGACAAAATAGATTGGGAAGAATTGTCAAGAAATCCAAATGCGATACATCTATTGGAAAAGAATTCAGAAAATATCGATTGGCGTGAATTATGTAAGAATGTAAATGGTGTACATAGAGTAATAAAAAATCCAGAAAGAATAAATTGGAACTCGATGTCTGGAAATCCGAGTGCGATAGATTTCTTACAAGAAAATATAGAGAAAATAAATTGGGATTGGCTTTCGTCAAATAAGAATGCGATACATCTATTAGAGCAAAATCAAGACAAAATAGATTGGATGACATTATCATCAAATCCAAATGCGATAGAATTATTAGAAAAGAACCAAGACAAAATAGATTGGGAAATTTTATCTCAAAATCCAAATGCGATACAATTATTGGAGAAAAACCAAGAAAAAATATGTTGGTATTTCTTGTCTGGGAATCCAAACGCGATAGATTTATTGGAGAAGAACCCATCAAAAATTGACTGGGGATATTTGTCTGGAAACCGAAATGCGATAGATTTATTGGAGAAGAATCCATCAAAAATAGATTGGCTTTATTTGTCTTTAAACCGAAATGCTATGCAATTATTGGAAAAAAATCAAGAAAAAATCGATTGGAGATTACTATCATTCAATACATCGATTTTCACGAAAAAGATGAATTATGAGTATTTGTATCAAAGAATGAATGTGATAAGAGAAGAATTAATGATGAAGTGTATGCACCCGTCCCGATTGGAGAGATGGATTGAAATGGGTGGAGACGTAGACGATTTTTGATAGTAAAATATAAAAATATAAAAATATAAAAAATATTGTGTAGTATGTATTAGTATTTCATATCAGTTACAATTTCTTTAGAATATAATATAGTAGTCATGAATAATGTTTGTACGTATGAATTATTGGATTGGATAAATCAAGAAAAACTTGACTGGGAGAATCTGTCAAAAAATCCGTGTGCGATAAACATATTAGAGAAAAATCCCGAAAAAATAAATTGGCGTTGCTTATCAGGAAACCCAAATGCGATATACTTATTGGAGAAAAATCTAGAAAAAATAGATTGGCGTAATTTATCAGGAAATCCAAATGCGACACAATTATTAGAAAAAAATCATTCGAAAATAAATTGGAAAAGATTATCAAAAAGTTTGTCAAAAAAATCAAATTCTATAAGTTTATTAGTAGAAAATCTAAACGATGTAGATTGGTATTATTTGTCTTCAAATCCAAATGCGATACAATTATTAGAAAAAAACCAGGAAAAAATAGATTGGTGTGAATTATCACGAAATCCAAATGCTTTACAATTATTAGAAAAGAACCCATCAAAAATAGATTGGTCTTTTTTGTCTTCAAATCCAAATGCGATACATTTATTAGAAAAAAATAGTGATAAGATAGATTGGTCTTTTTTGTCTATAAATCTAAATGCGATACATTTATTAGAAAAAAATAAAGAAAGAATTCATTGGAGTTTTTTATCATTGAATCCATCAATATTCACGAAAAAGATAAATTATAAATATTTGTATCAAAGAATGAATGTGATAAGAGAAGAACTAATGATGACGTGTATGCATCCGAGACGATTAGAACTATGGATCGAAATGGGTGGAGACATAGATGATTTTTGATATACAGAAGTATGTAATAGTCATTATTTTTTTATGTAACATAAAAATTGATTTAAAAATTTTTTTGTATCGAATAGAACACAATAAAAATTAAAGAATGGAATACTGTGAATCAAATGTTTGGATTTACGCACTATTGGATTGGATAAATCCAGAAAAATTAGATTGGCGATGTTTATCAATGCACCCAAATGCGATTCATCTTCTGGAGAAGAATCCGGAAAAAATCGGTTGGTATTTTCTCTCGGGAAATCCTAATGCGATAGATTTATTGGAGAAAAATCCCGAAAAAATAAATTGGCGTGAATTGTCAGTAAACCCAAATGCGATTCGTTTATTGGAAAAGAATCCGGAAAAAATAGATTGGGATTATTTGTCGCTAAATCCAAACGCGATACATTTATTAGAAAAAAACCCCGAAAAAATATATTGGAGTTTTTTGAATGTAAATCCAAACGCTATACATTTATTAGAAAATGAAATAAATGAGATTAATTTGAATTATTTGTCAGAAAATCCACATTCATTAGATATAATTGAAGAAAATGACGGAAAGATAAATTGGTCTTATTTGTCTTCAAATCCAAACGCGATAGATTTATTAGAAAAAAATCAATATGAGATAGATTGGACTTATTTGTCTTCAAATCCAAACGCGATACATTTATTAGAAAAGAATCCGGAAAAAATAGATTGGTGTGAATTGTCTGGAAACGCAAATGCGATACATTTATTAGAAAAGAATCCGGAAAAAATAGATTGGTGTGATTTGTCGCTAAATCCAAATGCGATAGATTTATTAGAAAAGAATCCGGAAAAAATAAATTGGCGTTATATGTCTTCGAATCCAAATGCGATACATTTAATAGAAAAAAATCCGGAAAGAATAAATTGGTGTGGTTTGTCTTCGAATCCATCGATATTCACGAAAAAGATAAATTATAAGTATTTGTATCAAAGAATGAATATAATAAGAGAAGAATTGATGATGAGATGTATGCACCCGTCCCGTCTAAAAAGATTTTTAGATATGGACGGAGAAATTGATGATTTTTAGATTATTGAAAAAAATTGATTTACTTTTTAGTTTATATTCATAAAGCACCAAATATAAACATAACAATGACAGATTCAGTTTTAGTTCACACATTACTTGACTGGATAGATATAGATAAACTTGACTGGTATGGGACATCTATAAATCCAAATGCGAGACAAATTTTGGAAAAAAATCCCGAAAAAATAGATTGGTTAAAGATATCATTGAATCCAAATTCGATTGATTTATTGGAACAAAATATCGAACAAATAAGTTGGTATTGGTTGTCAATGAATCCAAATGCGTCACACTTATTATTTAAAAATATTGATAAGATAAACTGGTGGTGTATGTCAAGAAATATAAATGCGATTCATATATTAGAAAAGTATCCAGAAAAAATAGATTGGGGTGTTTTGTCTTTAAACCCAAATGCGATAAAATTATTAGAACGTTATCCTCAAAGTATAAACTGGTCGATGTTATCACGAAATCCTAACGCAATACATCTACTTGAAGAAAATCCCGAAAAAATAAATTGGTATTGGTTGTCAGGAAATCCTAACGCAATACATATACTTCAAACAAATCAAGAAAAAATAGATTGGCCGATGTTATGTTTAAATCCAAATGCAACACACTTATTACTAAATAAATTAAAAAAAATAAATTGGTGGTGTTTGTCAGAAAACCCAAACGCAATATCTATACTAGAAAAATATCCCGAAAAAATAAATTGGAACTCGTTATCTTTAAACCCGAATGCGATACATATATTGGAAAAAAATCCCGAAAAAATTGTATGGTGTAACATATCTTCAAACCCAAATGCAATGCATTTACTAGAAAAGAATCAAGACAAAATAAATTGGCGTTTCTTCTCTATGAATCCTTCGATATTCAGAGAAGAAATTAATTATAAGTTTTTAGATAAACGAATGAACATAACAAAAGAAGAAATGATAATGAATTGTATGCATCCAAGACGACTGAATAGATGGATAGAAATGGGTGGTGATATAGACGATTTTTAGATAATATCATCGTCTCTTACAATTACCACCCGCTGATGGTATAATTTTATTTAATGAATACTGTTTACGTGCTTGTTCTATACTGTGAATTTTTTTCAGCTCTGGTGATTTTTGTGGTGTAATTTTACGTGTTTTTATGATACTTTTGATTTTAGTTAATAATGACGATTTTTGAGATTTTATACTGTCATTTTTCCTTATCGATGCTGATTTTTGAGATGTTATACTATCATTTTTCCTTATCGACACTGATTTTTGTGGTATAATTTTACGCGTTTGTTTTATACTTCTTATTTTATTCAATAAAGATGAATTTTGTGGTGTATTTTTACGTGTTTTTATTATACTTTTAATTTTAGTTAAAAATGATGATTTAGGTGAAGAATGTTCCACGAGTGGTAAGATGTCATTAGAATCTCTTGAAATATCGTTTACTTTATCTTGTTGAGACGTTAGGATTTTTTTTTCTAACATTTTTTTTTTATATTCGATGAATTTTTGGAACAATGAATCAATCTCTCCAATCTGTAATTTACCTGATTTACTCTCTGAAACCCCTAAAATATTCGGTAATAGACAACATTTTTTGTATATATTTATAACATTATTATCAGATGTTTGCAAAGTTTCACAAGTGTTAGACGGTATTTTAAAATACTCAGATAGTGAGTTAGACACAACATATACGGGTAATTCTGAATCTCTTTTAACAATTTCTTGTATTAGGTCACAACCACTATAATCGTCCTCCATATTAAGGTCAGTTATGACTAAATCTATTTGATTTGAACCGTCCTGAATATTTGTTATAGTATTTTTACCTGCGTCTAAACCATAAAATGTTTTAATAATAATTGTATCGACTACAGCATATTCAGTCAATTGATTAATTGAACTAATAATTTCAGCTTGTTTATTTTTTAAAATCCTTTCGGCCATCTTGGTATTTACAATAGCATCATCAGCCACTAATATGACAAATGATTTCATTATATATAATAATAACAAATTATTATCGGCGTTTTCCATAAAAAATTGATACATAAAAAATTGATACATAAATGTCAAGAACATCTATCAGTCACAAATAAACAAAACATGAACACAACGGTATATGAGTTATTGGATTGGATAAATCTTGAAAATGTTCACTGGTGTCATCTATCTGGAAACCCAAACGCAGTACATCTATTAGAAGAGAATGAAGACAACATAGATTGGGAAGCATTGTGTTATAATCCAAATGCGATACATCTTATAGAACAAAACCAAGACAGAATCGATTGGGTTGAATTTTGTTTGAATGAAAATTCAATACAATTATTAGAACAAAATCAAGACAAGATAAATTGGGGTTTGTTGTCCGGAAATTCAAATGCGATACATTTATTGGAAAAAAATCAGGATAAAATAGATTGGGAATGGCTTTCGTCAAACAAAAACGCTATACATATATTAGAAAAAAATCCCGAAAAAATAGATTGGAAAATTTTATCAAAAAATCCAAATGCGGTGAGTTTATTAGAAAAAAATCCCGAAAAAATAGATTGGAGTGTTTTATCATTAAATCCAAATGCGATACATTTACTGGAGGAAAATCCCGAAAAAATAGATTGGAGTGTACTGTCAGGAAATCCAAACGCTATTCATTTATTGGAAAAAAATCCGGACAAAATCGATTGGATTTGGTTGTCTCTCAATCCAAACGCATTGTGCATATTACAACAATCCCCATCAAAAATAAATTGGAGATTACTATCGTCGAATCCATCGATATTCAATAAAAAAATAAACTATAAATATTTGTATCAAAGAATGAATGTGATAAGAGAAGAACTAATGATGAAGTGTATGCATCCGAGACGATTAGAACGATGGATCAATATGGGTGGAGATATAGATGATTTTTAGACCAAAAAAATAAATGAATAGTGTGTGATATATTAGTATAAAGATTATATGTTATATATCATAACGATGTCTATAAATTCAAGCATACAATATGTTCGTGAAAAAGTGATAAAATCTTGTTGCATATGTTGGAATTCTACGGTAGTTTGGATTATGATGCCGATGGTTTACGTGACAACAACAATTATGTGTTGCGTTCCAATTGGTTGTTATTACTGTTGTGCTTTTATCAATGAGTGTGACAAAGTTAGAAAAAATGACACAAATGACGTAGATATTGTCGAAATAAAAATTTGTGAACCATCTTTGACAGATAATACAATTTACGAACCATATACATATTCAGACCATATTGCGATACAAATGACCGAAAATCCGATTCATGATGTAATAAATGTATAGATTTTCTACAAAAGAAGTCGAATAAGTATAAAGAATAATGACGTAATTATATAAATGTCTTTGAACGCGTCGTTTTGCCAATTCACTATTTTGATATCATATGTAATATTAATGATATTAAATTACAACAATATGATTGTAGTCATCTCATCAACAACAATTGTTATTATAACCTGTTTATGTTGTCTTACAGCACCTGAAACAGATGATGAAGAAAGAATTGTGGAAGTCGTGATGTTAGAAACCGACACAATAACAATACAAATAGGAGACGAATTTGTTAGTGATATTATAGAACCGTCAGTTATAGAACAATCCGCCGTAAAAATAATCCCTGACTCTTATAATGAAATGAATACACCACAAGCAGTAATGGTGACAACGGTTGTTCCATCACGATTTATTAATCTCTCACATCAATCTCGATATTGAGTTTTATTCCACTAATATAATTTAGTACTTATATTAGTAGTTCATAATACAGGTGGAGATTTTTTTCACATTCTCCTGTTGGTGGTAAAAAATTTAACTATTGATGTTTTGTTGAATCTGTTCATCGATTCTTCGTTGCTGTCTCGAATTCATGGCCTGTAGTAGCATTTTCTTCTCGGTTCGTTGCTGTCTCGCATACGATGCGTTTTTCGAATTAAGCTCTTGTTGAAGTATTTGTTCCTCGATTATTCGTTGCTGTTTAGAATTCAGTGCCTGTAGTAGTATTTGTTCCTCAACTCTATGTTTATTGAGTTCTATCAACAATTGAACTTGTTGTTTTAGTTCCTCGACATCATTACTATTATTTTTATCTTTCTTAGAAGTGCTCTTATCTGAAACAGAAGTGCTGTTTTTATTTTTGAGACACGTTCTAACAGCCACACAAGACACAATAGTCCCCATGGCAATAAAAATCAAATTATAAAAATGGTGATCGAGATTAAACCCGCTAATAATACTATTGACCGATTCAGTAAAATATTCAATACTGCTTTCCGACACAGATGAGATTCCACTAAAAAATGGTAAAATATATGAATTCATATGAGAACGAACTTTCATTTCATTCTGTGTTGTTTGTTGATCCATCAATCTTGTATCGAACGCATTTTTTAGTCCTGTTTTGATACTTTCGAAATGTAGCTCAGGGTCTCCAAACATGTTTTCAATTTCTTCAAATGTAGAAAAATAATCAGTAATCCTTGCGTGAACATTATGAATTTTGGATTCAAAATCAGTGTATTCTCTGGAACTATCCTCAATATACCTTATACCTTTGATAAGATACTTTAATTTACTAATCTTAATATTGACTTCGAGGTCAAGTTTGTCACTATTAACACCTTTATATAACAATTCTAACATATCAGCAATTTTATTATAACTAATAGATTTAGTGACTTCAACTTTTAATATCTGGTCTTCATCGATAAACAATCGTGGTATTGGAAAACTTAATTCGCATATTGAATCAAAATCGATATCATCGATTATTTCATTTGTGTTTTTAGTTTCAGTAGGGGGGTTAGTGAATAATAAACCGGATAATCCTGATGATGATAATATCGATGATGTTTCTGTTTTAG